GAGCGCGAGAAAGACGAACAGCTCGACGAGCAACGCCGCTTTGAACTCGAGGAGGGATTCGATGAAAACGATCTCTGATCTTCGCTCCTACGTCCGCAGCCAGGCCCGACGGGACTGGCGCGACTACGGGCGCGGCCCCGAAGCGCAGCGCCTGTGGCGACAGGACGGCAACGAAATGCGCCGACAGCGCGACGCTGTACATCGCCGCTATCCTGCCCGTATACGAAGCGAGGAGCCTCTCGTGCCCGGCAACTACGGTCGCCTCAACATCCTCGAGGACGGCACCCCCTATTACGTCGCGGGTCAGTACGCCCCGACCGAGATATGGTTCTGGGTCCTTGAGTACCTAGACCGGACGAACTAGCCCCCCGTCGGGGCCTCCTAAGCCATACAAGACCTGCTCAGAGCTGCGCAGGAAAAGCCGGACGGCCCTCGATCTTCTAGGGGGACGAGACGCCGACTCACCCCCGACACCTCTTTTCAAGCCCCCTACACCCTCTTCCAAGCATGAGTGACCAGACCTTCAAGGATTTATTTCACGTCATTCCCGCAGCGTCCAGGGCGTACATCTACATCGCGACTGCCTGGACCTGTGAAGAGGAGGACGGAACGATCACGCGAGAATGGGGCGACGGCATTTACGACATACTGGCCTATGCGACCACCCGAGCTGGCTGGGGTGCGTTCTTAGTCAATGCAGGATCGGAGGGGCCGATGTGGATGACCCCCCGCAGCAGTGACAATCTTTTCATACGCGTTTTCGTGCAAGACGAGCGGCCCGAGGCTCGAGGCGGGCTCTGGGGAAAAAGGGACAAAGTAGTAAATGGAAACTATGACAAAGAGGTGAGTCCCTTACACCCGGACTATTCGGACGAGATCGATTTCATTTTCGCGGAATGAACCTCGACGAACGCCTCCGCATCGCGCAGCATGACAATGAGCTCCGTGCCTTCCTCGACTATGAGCGACGCCTCAACCTCGCCTATGCCCGCAGCCAAGATCCGCACCCTCGACGATGGTTGCGTCAGGGTGCAGGTCGGGGAATATGTCGGGACGGTGAGCTCGATGCATTTAGTTGAGCCGAAAGTAAAGCAGCTAATGTCTTACTGGACGTTGAAAAACAATTTCAGTGACATCGATCAAGGATCTAAAGTCTGACCACAAAAATGCACGCAGGCGCACTGATCGTTCCGCCGAACTAATCAAGGAATCCCTGCAGCGTTACGGCGCAGCCCGCTCGATCGTTATCGATGAGGACAACCGCATCCTCGCCGGCAACGGCACTATCGAGGGCGCTAAGGAGGCCGGCATCAACCGCATCCGCGTGATCGAAACCGACGGCGACGAAGTGATCGCTGTCCGACGCACCGGCCTCACCGAAGAGCAAAAGGTCGGCCTTGCCCTCGCCGATAACCGCACCGCTGATCTCTCCGAGTGGGATCAGGAGATGCTGAACCGCCTCGGCGAGCAGCATGACATCTCCCTCTTCTTCTCGCAGGACGACCTCGACGACATCCTCGAGACCGATGTCGAGGCCCTTCCCCCCGAAGACTTCGACGAGGTAGACGACGACATCACAACCGAGCACCGCTGCCCCTCCTGCGGGTACGAATGGAGCGGCAAGTCCTAGCTGGACGAACCGCCTGCGGCACCCCTACAATCCGTATACAGCAACCGGGAGCGTTCCCAATGCAAATTCGCCTCATCCCCCCTTTCAACCGTCGCAAGCCTCAGTGGTGCGTCGCCACCTTCGTCAAGGATCCGATCATGTGCTCCTGGAAGGAAGCTAAGCGCAAACGCTTCGCTGACGCCGCCGAGGCCCGCGCCTTCGCCGAATCTCTCGCCGCTCAGAACGACGCCGAGATCATCGAAGTCGCCCCGGTTCGTTGAGGCAAGAGTTCCTCGACATCCTTGCCCCTCTGCCTAGCGGCCTTTTCGTCGCTACGTCGGGGGGCATTTCTTCTGCCGCACTTCTTGCGTCCGCAGTCGAGGCGGGCAAACAACCTCGGGTCGTCTCGTTCACCTTCGACGATTTCGAGTCAACCGATTACGTCTTCGCGAAGCAGCTCGCCAGGTTCTACGGCTGCGAGTTCTACAGGGTCGCTCTGCCGTCTAATCCGCAGCGGATCCTTAACTCAGTTAGGCGACTGATCCGGCAATACCGCCTAACGAAAAAGGCCCGCATTGAGTGCTCGTTCCCGTTCCTTTACGTCGCCGAACGAGTCAAGGGCAACACGCTTGTCACGGGCTTGTGCGATGACGGCCATTTCGGCCTCTCGAAAAAGGCGATGATTCATTGCCGTTATCCGCAGGAAAAGTTCGACGCCTTCCGTCAGGAGTATTTCTCGAACCCGGACGCAGCAGGGCAGCGCGGTATTCGAGCCATCTGCACCTCGCATCAAGCCACACTCGTCAATCCCTACTTCGACGCCAGGATCTTCAACCTATTCATCGGGCGCTCCTGGGACGAGCTAAACAAGCCCCGGCAGAAAGAGGCCATAAGGGCTGCTTACCCCGAGCTCGATCGATTCAAGCTGCCAAGGCACAGCAACCTGCAACTCGGTGACTCGAAGATCGCAGAACGGTTGGGTGCCGCAGCAATGGCCGCAGTCCCCGGCTCACGATCGCCCATCGGGGCTTACAACCAGCTACGCAAGCAGAAATGAAACCCCCCTACATCGTCCCGTCGATGGCAGACATCGCGGCCCTTACCTGGAACGGCTACACCGTCGCCTCTACGTTCTCCGGTGCCGGGGGCTCCTGCCTCGGCTACAGGATGGCCGGGTATCGCGTCGCCTACGCCCTCGAGTTCGTAGCTGAAGCGCAACGCTGCTACAAGGCGAACCATCCCAATAGCTACCTCGACGGCACCGACATACGGCAGCTAAAGCCAGAGCAGCTCCTAGAACGCGCCGGAGTCGCTAAGGGCGACCTAGACATCCTCGACGGCTCTCCGCCCTGCTCAGCGTTCTCTACGGCAGGCGCTCGCGAAAAGAACTGGGGCAAGGTCAAGTCGTATTCCGACCGCGCGCAACGCGTTGATGATCTCTTCTACGAATACGCCCGGATCCTCGAGGGGGTGCAGCCAAAGGTCTTCGTTGCCGAGAACGTCAGCGGTTTGATCAAGGGCACCGCTAAGGGCTACTTCAAACGGATCCTGCAAGCTCTTCGTGATTGCGGTTACGACGTCACCTGCCGCGTTCTCGACGCCCGATGGCTTGGTGTCCCGCAGATGCGCAAGCGCACGATCTTCGTCGGCGTCAGAAACGACTTAAACCTGCCGCCCGCTCATCCGAGTCCCTTCCCTTACAGCTACAACGTCGGCGACGCCCTCGTGCCTACACCGCCTGATACTGAGGCGAAGTGGCTTAAGGAAGACACCGAAACCTATCGGTTCTGGTCGCAGACGAAAGCAGGCGACACCCTCGGGAATACCTGCAAGCGCCTAACAGGCAAAAACAGCTTCTTGACGCACTGCAAGCAATCACCCCGCCTTCCCGCCAACACCATTACGCAAGGTACGCAGCAGCTCTATCACTGGACTGAGCCCCGAACCCTCACCCTTGGTGAGCTTCGCCGCATCGGCGGATTCCCTGATGATTTCATCCTCACCGGCACGTTTTCACAACAGTGGGAACGTATCGGTCGTGCAGTTCCTCCGTTAATGATGGCGCAGGTTGCTAAAACTATTGAGCAAGAGATCTTGTCAAAAATCGGTGGAGATACCCGCTAGTTGGACATTTGAAACGCCGGATGTAGCAGCCGGCTTTGATAATCACGTCCGTGAACAGCTTCCTTGGTACGACTTAGCGACCGCCGCGATCACTCACATCGCACGGCATTACATCCCGAAAGGCGGGCTGGTCTACGACATCGGTTGCGCTACCGGCAACATCGGTCGCAGCCTCGAGGCGACGCTAAAAGCTCGAGACGCCCGACTCGTCGGCATCGATCCTTCCGACGAGATGCGGAAGATCTACAACGCCCCGGGGATCTTCGTCTGCTCCCCGGCGGAGTCCTACGAATACGAGCCCTTCGACCTAGGCATCTCGTTCTTGACGCTGATGTTTGTCGAGCCGAGCAAGCGTCGCGACTTCTTGCGGATGCTCCTCGATAAGTGCCGACCCGGCGGCGCAATAATCATCTTCGACAAGCTCGAAACTCACCACGGTTACTTCGGCACCGTGATGACTCGTTTGACCCTCGCGGGAAAATATGAGGCCGGTGTTAACGCTCAGGAGATAATTGAGAAGGAATTATCTCTTGCAGGAGTGCAAAGGCCCATAACATTGGCTCAACTCCCCGGCGTCCCTTATCAGTGGTTCCGTTTCGGTGATTTCGCCGGTTACATCCTCGAGAAACCGATCTGATGTCTAAGTCCACAAAGATCGAAGTCGATATGCGGGTTAACCGAGTTGCCCGCCTCTTAGCGAACGGGGCGGTGCGCTCGGAGATCGTTCAATACTCTGCGAATGAGTGGGGGGTGTCGGATCGGCAGACAGATAACTACATCGCTAAGGCGAGAGAGCTGATCCGCGCCGACTGGGAGATCGACCGGCGCAGCTTTACTGCGGAGATCCTGGCGCAGCTTTCAAGCATTCAAAAAGAGGCCCGGAAGACGGGCAACCTCAGCGTCGCCCTAGGTTGCGTCAATCAAGCCGCGAAGGTCGCGCGGTTGTTTGAATGAGCATCCTGGCGTCAGTCCCGGGGGGCTCGATCCTCTCCGCTATCGAGTCCGCAACGCCCTTGACTGAGGCTGACCTGCGCGGATACGTTGACGGGTTAGCCGAGGGGCTCACCGGGCCTCAGCGTGAGGTGTGGGAGGCGAACAAGCGATTCAAGCTGCTCTGCTCAGGTCGTCGTTTCGGTAAGACCTACCTCTGCATCACTCGTTTGATCTGCTGGGCGATGGAGAAGCCCGGGAGCCTGTGCTGGTACGTCACCGCGAACTATCGGATGGCGAAGCAGATCGCATGGCGTCAACTAAAGGCGATGGCCCCCGAGGAGCTCGTCGTCAAACGAAACGAGTCGGACCTTTCGATCGAGTTCGCCAACGGCAGCCTGATCGCTCTCCGGGGCGCGGATAACGAGGACAGCCTGCGGGGCGTCAGCCTTTCGGCGCTCGTCATCGATGAGGCCGCCTACGTCAAGCAAACGGCGTGGGAGATGGTCCTACGGCCCGCCCTATCGGATCAAAACGGCCCCGCCTGGTTCATTACTACCCCTGCGGGTCTGAACTGGTTTCACGATCTCTGGGAGCAGGCTCAGGAGCAAGCGGACTGGGACACCTTCTCGTTTACGACGATTCAAGGGGGGAACGTCTCGGCGGAAGAGATCGAGGCGGCCCGCAATACTCTCGATGAACGAACCTTTAGGCAAGAATACCTAGCGAGCTTTGAGACGCTCTCGGGTCGGGTCTACCCGGGCTTCACCGACGAGAACATCAGCGAAGACGTCAAGGACACCGGCGGGCCGATCTACTGGGGCACCGACTTTAACGTCAGCATCATGGCCGGCGTTCTCGGCAGCAGAGTCGGCGACACGCTTCATATCTGGGACGAGCTCGCCGTCAAGCAGTCGAATACCGACGAGGTATGCGCGATGCTCCGCGCTCGCTTCCCTGATCGTCAGGTCATCGCCTACCCGGACCCGACGGGCTCAGCTCGTAAGACGTCCTCAGCCGGACGTACCGATCACGACATCATTCGACGCTTTGGCTTTAGCTGTATCAGCCCTAAGGCTCCCTGGGCCGTTAAAGACAAGATCAACGCGACGAACTGGATGATCAGAACGGCGAAAGGCAGTCTGCGTCTGTTCGTACATCCCCGCTGTAAACACACAATCAAGGCTCTAAAAAACGTGACCTACAAGCAAGGTGCGGAAGACTATGTGATCGATAAGTCGGCAAACATCGAGCACTGGACTGACGGCCTCGGTTACTTAATCCTCGGTGCGTTTAATCCTCTGCACGAACGCGCTGGACGGGGCACTGGCATCAGGCTTTACTAAACTGATTGCGATGGGCGGGTTCTAGCTGTGTATTCAGGCTTCTCTGGTCGGCAACGCGTCGGCAACGTGACGACTGTAGAAAGCCCCAACACGGCTTACGTCAACATGGAGCCGCACTGGCTTCTGATCGAAGCGTTGTTGCAAGGAACTTACGGAATCAGAAAAGGTCACAGAAAATATCTTCCGCAGGAACCGAGAGAACTAGACGAGGCCTATGACAACAGGTTGATGCGTTCAACGCTTGCGCCTTATTACGTCAGGCTCGAGCGGATGTTAGCGGGTATGTTGACTCGCAAGCCTGTGCGCCTTGAAGACGTCAGCGACGTTGTTACCGAGCAGCTCTTCGACGTTGACCTGCAAGGCAACGATCTCAACGTGTGGACTTACGAAACCGCAAGGAAATGTATTCGTTACGGACACGTCGGCGTTTTAGTTGACGCGCCGAAGGCGAACGAGAACGGGAGGCCTTACTGGGTAGCAGTGACGCCAAGAGACATCCTCGGCTGGCGGAGCGAGGTCAAGGACGGAAAACAGCAGTTAACTCAGTTGCGGCTGATGGAAGAGATCACCATGCCCGATGGTCTCTACGGCGAGAAGCAGGTGCAGCAGGTTCGAGTGCTTACCCCCGGCGCTTTCGAGATTCATCAGAAGGACAAAAAGGGGGACTTTGTTCTGATCGATGAGGGCCGCACGAGCCTCTCCGAGATTCCGTTCTCTGTCGCCTACTCGAACCGCGTCGGCGTTCTCGAGTCGCGCCCGCCGCTGTCTGACATCGCTGAGCTGAACCTGAAGGCGTATCAGGTGCAGTCTGATCTCGATAATCAGCTCCACATCAGTGCCGTCCCGATGCTCGCTATCTATGGCTTCCCGCAGTCGGCAGAAGAGATCAGCGCGGGGCCAGGAGAGGCGATGGCGCTCCCTGAATCAGCGCGGGCCGAATATATCGAGCCAGGCGGAAACAGCTACAACGCACAGTTTCAGCGGCTTGATCAAATCGCGGGGCAGATCAATGAATTAGGCCTCGCTGCCGTTCTCGGACAAAAACTCAGCGCAGAGACCGCAGAGGCGAAGAAGATCGACCGGAGTCAGGGCGACAGCACGATGATGGTCATCGCTCAGCAAATGCAAGACCTGATCGATAACTGCCTGTCATTTCACGCGCAGTACATGCAGCAGTCTCAGGTCGGCAGCAGCTTCGTCAATCGTGACTTCCTCGGTCAGCGTCTCGAGCCGCAAGAGATTCAGTCCCTGCTGCAGCTCTACACGGCAGGAACGATCACGCAGGAAACGCTCCTGAATCAGCTCTCTGCCGGTGAGGTTCTCGGCGATGAGTTCGACGTCGAAGAGGAGATCGAGGCGACGCAGACCGGCGGTTTGATCGAAATGCAACAGCCTGAGCCCAAGCCTGCGTCGGAAGAAGAGGCCACAATGCCAGAAGCAGAGCCGGAGGCAGAAGAAGATGAGCTGGCTGGATAAGTTGCGGAAGCGCGGGCAAGAAGAGCCGATCAATCGACTCCTGTTCTTTACAAAGCAAGAGCTCACAGAGCAGAGCTACGCGGTGATCAGAATCACCTGGTACATCGACGGTGAAATCGCCGGGGTCTCAGAGACCTCGATCGGCTTATACGACCAAGATGTCATCGCTGAGTTTTCTGATCTAGTCGGGAACGCTTTACGCGCCGGGTGTGACGTTTCAGTCGCCTGTATTGATGACCCGCAATATCTGGGCATCTATGACTCATGAGCACGCCGTCGGAGCTTTACCGCAATGCGATCGACCTCAATCGATTTAGCAACAGCGTTGCCAAGCGAGTCGCTGTTGCATACAACGATCTTGTTCTGGATTCTGTTGATCAGCTTCGTGGCATTGATGAGCTTGCTGCGCCTGCAAAGGCTGCACGGCTTCGGGCGATCCTCGCGCAACTAAAGGAGTCCCTAGAGGGCTGGGCAGGAGCGAGCACGCTGTCGGTCGTCGAAGATCTTCAGGGCTTAGCCGTTCTTCAGAGTGAATTTGTAGCGAACGAGCTGAGGCAGGCTCTACCGATCGAACTAAGAGAGCAGATTCGCAGTATTCAGATTAGCCCGCAGTTTGCTCAGTCAGTCGCAACAATAGACCCAACTGAGATCAACGTTGTTTCTCTAAGCGACGACCTACAGGCCGCCGTCACCGGAGCGCCGCAAACGTTCAGCCTCACTGCAGCTCAGGGAACGACTGTCACGCTTCCGAACGGGAAGGTGCTGGAGAAGTCTTTCCGGGGCCTCGCTGAATCACAAGCGGACCTCTTCGCTAAGACGGTCCGCAACGGCCTACTTAGCGGCGAATCAACCGACAAGATCGCTCGACGGCTTAAGGGTCGTTTGCGTTTCGGTCAGCCAGGAAGTCTCCGGCAGATCGCACAGGCCGGCGGTGAATCAACGGCAATCGCTAATCGACAAGTGATGGCCCTTGTCCGTACAAGCATCAATCAGGTGGCGAACGAAACCAGCCAGCAGGTTTATGAGGCCAATCAAAACGTTACCCAGCGTTACCGTTACGTCTCAACGCTAGATAGCAGGACTTCACCTATCTGTCGGGCGTTAGACGGTCAAGAGTTTGAATATGGAAAAGGCCCTAAACCGCCGCAGCATTTCAACTGCAGATCGACGACTGTTCCAGTGATCGATTACAAGGCTTTAGGGTTTACGCCTCCTAAGCCGGGAAAGCGTGCCGCGCAGGGTGGAATGGTGCCTGCAAATCAAAGTTACGGCCAATGGTTAAACAGTCAGAGCAAGGAAGTGAAAGCTGACATCCTTGGCCCTGAAAAGGTTTCATACTTCAATCGATTGACGCGAAAGTATGGCCCGACCGACGCGATTCGCAAGTTTGTTAGTCAAGACGGCTCAGAGCTAACCTTGGAGCAGCTCAAGCGTCGTTACCCCGATGTCTCTTCCAGCTAAATACCAGTTCAAGGCGCAAGGCGCTGAGGACAAGCCGAAAGCGACGGCCAAGAAAAAGTCCGCTAAAAAGGAAGCACCTAAGGAGGCTGACTAATGCCTAGAGGTCCCGGCACCTACGGCTCGAAAGTGGGCCGCCCCCCTAAAAAGAAAAAAGGCAAGAAGAAAAAGTAATGGCACGGAAGCTGCGGCGAGTTCCGAAGGACAAGGCCACTGGCCTGCCTAAGAAGTACCTGTCGGGTGCGAAGAACCGCGCTGCTAAGGCCCGTGAGATCAAGCGAACCGCCGATGCCTACAAGGCCGGGGAGTTCATCGACATCAAAGCTGTTTCCGCATCGAGGGTGAAGCAAGGTGGCACCAAAAAGAAAACCACTAAGCGCCGCAACAAAAAAGTCTCTAAAAGAAAAGGCTGAGAAGTCCCGCTTCTTTTACGGCGAGTTAGCTGCGGTGTACCGCAAGGGTCAGGGCGCCTACCTGTCGAGCGGTTCTCGTAACGTCCCGATGGCAGCCTGGGCTATGGGTCGGGTCAATAGCTATATGCGAGGCGACAAGGCGCGGACCGCTGATGCCGCGATCTATGCCCGCTACAACAAGAAACGATGAGCATCACTTATAGGGGTGAGAAATTCAGCGGCTACAACAAGCCGAAGCGGACACCCGATCATCCCAAAAAAAGTCACGCCGTCCTCGCCAAAGAGGGAGACAAAATCAAGCTCGTTCGATTCGGGCAGCAAGGGGTATCCGGCTCGCCGCCAAAACAGGGCGAGTCAAAAAGTAGTAAGACGCGACGGGCATCGTTCAAGGCGCGACACGCTAAAAATATTGCTAGGGGCAAAATGTTTCCTGCGTATTGGGCTGACAAGGTGAAGTGGTAGAACCTTGTTACTATTAGGCGGCAATTAACCCTGCGGGTTATTCATGGCCGAAGAAACTAATCGTCAGGAGCCTGCGGCTTTTGATGCGTCTCAGGAAATCGATCAACTGCAAAAAAGGTTGCAGGCAATGGATCGAAAAAATGCAGAGCTTCTCGATGAGTACAAAAAAGCTGTAGAGAAATCCAAAGCTGTTCCTGATGGCGTTGATATTCAGGAGCTACTGGACTTCAAAGCTAAGGCAGAACAAGCAGACCTGGAGAAACAAGGCAAGTACACCGAAGCAAGACAGGCTCTGGAGCAGCAGTTCCGTGAGGCGACGGAAGAGAAGGACAAGCGCATCGCGGAGCTAGAGGCACGCGTGCGTGAGCTCGAGCTAATCGCCCCGGCTAACAACGCACTCGCTGACGTCGTGCATGATCCGAGCATCGTGTTCAAAGCTCAGTTATTGAACCCGAATCAGATCGAGCGAGAGCCTGACGGCACTGTCGTCGTCGTCAACGGTTACGAGCGCAAACCGATCGGCGAATGGGCGAAGACACTGCCGAGCTATATGCAGAAAGCTCCCAAGCCCGTCGGAACTGGTGCCCCTTCAGGGCGAAGCGGAGGCGGCGATATTCCCCCGGGGACAAAGAATCCCTTCGCCAAAGAGTCCTACAACCTCACAGAACAGTCCCGGCTATATCGCACGGATCGGGATATGTATGAGAGGTTGAAAGCTGCTGCTAACCGTTAATATGAAAAGAACCGGCTGCGCTGGTTAGGGCTGCGCCCAAACCGTAAACATCTTTTTTTGAGGATCTGTCATGGCGACTCTTCGCTCTGACATCATCATCCCAGAGGTATTTACGCCTTACGTCATTGAGCAAACCACTCAGCGTGATGCCTTCTTGGCCTCCGGTGTGGTGCAGCCTATGGCGGAGCTAAATGCCGCTGAAGATGGTGGTGATTTCGTACAAGTGCCTTTCTATAAGGCAAACCTGTCAGGCGATTTTGAGCGTCTGACAGATAGCTCTTCGCTGACTCCCGGCAAGATCAGTGCAGACAAGCAGGTTGCTGCTGTCTTGCATCGTGGTCGTGCATTCGAGTCCCGTGATCTGGCTGCCCTGGCTGCCGGTTCCGATCCGATGGCTGCGATCGGTAACAAGATCGCTGACTACATCGCAAACCAGCGTCAGAAGGATCTCCTGTCCTGCCTGGCCGGTATCTTCGGTGCTGTCGGTGATACCAGTTCCGCATCTTTCGCAGCTCTTGCTGTTGACGGTGCTTCTGGCGATAGCCCGACTCAGCTCACCGCGCGTCAGATCGTCGAAGGTCAATCTCTGCTGGGTGATCAAGGCGACAAGCTTGCTGCAATCGTTGTGCACCCCAAGGTGTATTACGACCTCAAGGAGCGCCGTGCCCTTGACATGATCTACGACGATGCAGGTCAGCCTGACACCGCCGCAGCTCAAGGTTCATTGGCTAACGCCTTTGGCCCTGTTGCCGTCCCAACCTTCATGGGAATGCGCGTCATCGTGTCTGCTGATGTGCAGACTGCTGGCTCCGGTGCCACCACCGAATATGCCAGCTACATGTTCACTCAGGGTGCCGTTGGCTCCGGTGAGCAACTCGGCCTCCAAACTGAGACCGACCGTGACATCCTTGCCAAGAGCGATGCGATGTCGATCGATCTGCACTACGTGTATCACCCGATCGGTTCTTCGTTCTCTACTTCCGTTTCCAACCCGACTCGGGCACAACTGGAAACCGTAGGTAACTGGACCAAGGTGTACGAGACCAACAACATTGGCATCGTGCGGATTACCACCACCAGCGCACTCGACTGAGGAGGTAACTAACCATGGCATCCATTTTTGAGGCAACAGCGGGCAAACTGATTGGCCCGACTACTGGCGGCACTGTGACCCAGGCCACCAATAAGACCACTGGCGTGACGCTAAACGCGGCATCCGGTCAAATCACCATGAACGGCGCAGAACTTGCTGGTGCCGCTGAAGCCACCTTCACGGTGACTAACAGCGAAGTCAGCAGCACTGACGTCGTTGTGGTCAACCACAGCTCTGCCGGAACAGCCGGTTCTTATCTCGTTCAAGCCAACAGCATTGCTGACGGCTCCTTCGCGATCACCGTGGCCAACGTTGGCTCTACCGCCAGCGAAGCCATCGTGCTGAGCTTCGTGGCTCTGAAGGGCGCTAGCTCCTGATGGGTCTCTTCGCCTTTAGGCGGATGAAGGAACGTGAGGCTGCTGCACAAGCGGCAGCCTCCGCTCCTGAAAAGCCGACCAA